GAAAAAGCAAACGAAGGTGTTTGCCCTGCTTGTGAGCAACCTACAGCACATTTGGACACACACGAAGAATACACAAAAGACTTACAAAACAAATTAGCAAAAGAAGAAGACCATTTTAAAGAATTGGACGAAGGTATTACTACACTTACACAACAAATAAAAGAAATAGGTGATATTGCTGAAAAACCAGAAGTATTTTACAGCACAAAGGAAGAAGCAATAGCACATCAAAACAATTTAAACAATATTGCTCAACAATTAAAAGATGCTATGGCATTAGAGAATCCTTACATAGAACAAATTAAAACATTAGAAGAAACAGGATTACAAACTATTAGTTGGGACACAGTAAATGAACTTAACGAATTACGTGAACATCAAGATTTCTTATATAAGTTATTGACTTCTAAAGATAGTTTTATTAGAAGACGTATAATTGACCAAAACTTAATGTTCTTAAATCATAGGCTCGCGAACTACCTAGAACGCATAGGATTACCACACGATGTTAAATTTAAAAGCGATTTAAGTGTAGAAATTACAGAGTTTGGACGTGACTTAGACTTTGATAATCTCAGTAGAGGAGAGCGAAATAGACTCATTTTAAGCCTTAGTTGGGCATTCAGAGACATATATGAGAGTCTTAATCAGCCTATGAATTTCCTTTGCATAGACGAACTCATAGACAGTGGATTAGACGGTGTAGGTGTTGAAAATGCTCTTAGTATACTTAAGAAGATGAGCAGAGAACAAAACAAAAACATTTACTTAATCAGTCATAGAGAAGAATTACAAGGCAGAGTAAACAATGTATTAACCGTAATCAAAGAGGGAGGCTTCACTAGTTACAATACCGATACGGAGTATGTAAACTAATGAGCGATTGGGTTTACAAAGGAAAAGTAGTAGACACACTTCCGGAAGATTGCGAAGCATTTGTGTACTTAATCACAAACAATCAAAATGGTATGAAGTATATTGGTAAAAAACTTGCCAAATTCAAAACGACCAAACCTCCTTTAAAAGGCAGAAAGAACAAAAGACGTGGCACTAAAGAAAGTGACTGGCGAGACTATTGGGGCAGTAGTGACCATCTACAAGAAGATGTTAAGGAACTAGGCGAAGACCAATTTACTAGAGAGATATTAGAGTATTGCCCTAGTAGAGGAGTAGCAAGTTACATTGAAGCAGAACTACAATTCAAACACAAAGTATTACTGAGCGACGATTATTACAACGGAATTATCAACGTTAGAGTCGGCGGTTCACAAATTTTAAAAGAAGCATTAAAAGATAGATAACTATTTTTGCAACAGCAAACATTACGGCACATCTGGCAATAAAAAACACACAAGGCTACACATAGGTCCATACACCACCCCATCGAGGCTATTAATATCGATTTCCCTGACAATCCGGCAATGGAAACACCCGGTGCGAGATTCTGGAATGTATGGCGTTAAATGAAATACAGACAAACGACAAACAGTATTAAATGATTCAGGCTCTGAGAATAAGCAACCTGAGAATCAATGTAACTGAACTCTACCAGGTTATATTGGTTTCCGTGAGATTCGTGACAGTAGTGTATGAGGGGATAAGGCTCACCACCTCTTTATAGCACCTGGGTTAGAGATGACGAGGCTCATCGAGATGAGATTTATTTTTCACCCGCAAGGGTGAATTATGACTCCACTTTCGAGATAAGTTTATATCAGAAAAACTTTAAAACAAATGAAAGAGTGGAGTGAAACGAAACGATTGAATGCAGTTTTAAAAGACACGAAGTGTCTATAAAGTGTTAATTGTTTATAATTGTTTTTGTGTTGCTACACCTTGAGATGCTTTGATGGCATCGTTCTTTCTAATCAATTGCTCTATAGCAACTTCTCTTTGTCGATGCGACATTTCCCAAACTTCAGAATAACTGATACCACCTTCGTAGTTCATAACAATCAGAGTTAAGGCTTTTAGTAGGTCGTCTGAATCTGTTTTAAGTCGTCCTAAGTGCTCCTGGATCAGTTCAGGGTTTTCCGTACTTAGGACTCTATGAAAAAACTTACAGGATCGAACTCCAATGGTGTTTCATATTCGTGTCCACACTCTCCGCACACAGCAGATAAAGTTTCGGCACTCATTGTACTGTTATATTCTGCTATTGCTTCTTCTATTTGCTTACTGGTCTTAGCATCGCAGTTGTTTAGGAATTCTGTAATATGTTTATCGTCTGTGACAACTGTGTCTTGTGAGCCTTGCTCTGCAGATTTAATTGTAATTGACTTAATACTATCCAGCATAATTTTTAAATTTAAGTTTGCCATTTTGGCAAAAGCATTTCTGAATGTTTCCATTCTTTCTGTTTGTGTGACAGCATCTTCATCTGCTACATTCGCCATACTGGCTAAAATAGATGCATTTTCGAATGTGTATCTACTAGTAGCAAGTGTTGAATCGTAACTGATTGGTGTTAGCACAATACTTAAACCGTTTGCTGTTTTGACTTCGTGGTTGTCTTTAAACGGTTCAATGTTTGCTATAACATCACGCAAATTCATATTGTATTTGCTTTCTGCTCTACACTCCGGACAAGTTTGGTCAATTTCTTGGTCTTCGCCATAAGTGGTGCATCTAATAGCAATCATAAGTGCCTGAGCATCTTTGGCTGTTAAATCCATTGGCTGTAAAATGCCTGGAACACAACTAGCAATAACTTTGTATACAGCATCTCCGTTGAGCAATGCATCTGGACTTCTTGTTATCATTTCGTCCTGTGCTGTCATAGGATAAACTGCTAATTCTTCGCCCCTGTCAAATTTAACTGTGCCAGGTTCATAAAATGCTCCTCCACTGGGTAAAGAAATATATAATCCTGGGTTTCTAAAAAATCCTTTCAGCGGATTTTGTGCTGTATTTTGTGTGTTGGTATCACTCATTTTTGCTCCAAATCTGTTTTGATAAATAGTTATAACATAACTAGGAAAGTATTTATCTTCGTAAAAACTAGTTTTAATTGGATTCGTGATTAATGGCAATAACATTAACTGAAATAGGTGGTAATAACAGTCAATTTAAGGTAGACGGAATACCTGATTTTATCACGGAAAAAACAGCCGCACAATTAGTCAAAGTGTTAAATCAACTGGGTGGTAGTGGTAGTACCAGCAAAGGTACAACAAACACAATCAACAATACTGGAAAAGGCAAAGGCACTTTCGAAGATGTTAAAAAAACTGCAAACGAATTTGCAAACAACCTCAAAAACGAATCCAAAGAAAGAAAAGGCATTATAGACAATCTACGTATTGAACGAGGCGCACAAATAGATGCACACAAAAGACGTGTAAGTCTTGCAAGAAGTTTTACATCATTAAGTTCAGCACTAGGCACAGCAGGTTTTGTATTATTGAGAACTGCGGCAAATTATGCCGGTGAAGCAATGATGAAATATGTCGGCACTATTGAAGCCAGTATACAAGCAGGTACAGGATTTGCATTAAGTGTTAATAATTTTGGAAATAGTCTTGCCACAAGAGCAACTGGTATGGGTATGAGTTTTGATGAACTTGCAGGAGTATTAAATGCTTTTTCTGGTGTCACAGTATTAAGTGCTGACAAATTCACCAATTTAATTGGTTCAGCAGTTTCATTTGATTCTGATTTAATAAAATTAGGTTTCAGTGTCACCGAAGCCGCAGAATTAATAGGTAGAGAAACACAATTCAGAGTAAACCAAATTGGTGTAATAGATGTAGGTTCACAAAGTATTCGAAAGAGTTTATTAGACGCAAGTAGTAGAGCAGTTAAGTTTTCTCAGGTGCTGGGATTGAGCACAAATGAGTTTATAGCACTAAGACACTCTGCAGTTTCACAAGGCGAAGCAATGGTAGGTCTTGCAAGAGGCACAGAAGAATTTAGAGCAAAACAACTTGACACAGTTCAGAGGTTTGCAGATGAGTTTATCAAAGTAGGGGGCGAAGCAGGTGCACAGATAGCCGCCGCATTTATAGACGGCGCAACCAAAGGAGCATTAGGCTTTAGTGACGCCGCAGTTGGTATTGTGAGAGCATTGCCAGGAATGAATCGTGAATTTCAAAATTTGCGTATGGGTCTGCTCACAGGAGAATTAAACGAAGCAGAAATGCAAAGACGTTTGAATGACCTGCTGGGCAATCAAAGTGAAGCAACCAGACAACGTTTGTTTATTCTTGCTAGGGCAGGTGATGAATCAGCCGCCAAACTGATAGAGTTCGGAAACAATTTTAAAAAAGCACAAACGTCTATAACGTTGTTTGGTTTAACAGCACAAAAACTTGCTGAAGACCAAGTAATAAGATTTAGCCAATTCAGAAGGAGTATAGATGCTGTAAGAAATATGTTCGGCAATTTCCTTGTCACCATTTTTAGTAGCAAATCGGCAATTGAAGGAATGAACAAAGCAATAATGAATGTTATTAATACTTTAATACCAGGATCAGTTACTATAGACGGTTTTAGTCAGTCCTTAAAAATAAATGAAGATAAAATTAAAATAGCCGCAGAAGAGTTTGGTGCTAAATTTGGTAATATGGCAATCAGAATGTCTGAATACATAGAAAGATTTATTAGTAGTCTGAGGACTACAGAACAAAACGAAGCGGCAGAACGAGCAAAAACGGCAAGACAATCAATAAATGAGTCAAAAAAAGAAATTGAAGCCAAACAAGCATATTTGCAACAAAACAACTACATAAGCAAAGACCAAATAGCCGCAGTACAACAGCAAATAGCCGAAGAACAAAAAAATATAGCAGAACAACAAAAAATATTAGATAAAGCATCTGATATTCCAGGAATATTCGATGCAATAGGAAACACATTGGTTAAATTCAGTGATACATTGTCTTTGATTGTTGATAATTTAGAAATAATACTTAAAGCACTAGCAGTAATGGTGGCGGCTCCTCTGATAGGCGGAGCATATAGAGGTTTCAGAGCAGTAGGAAGTAGTGTAAGATCTCCAGCAGTAGGCAGAGTAAAAGCCTCCGGAACAATGGATAAACGCACAAATGCTTATAGAAACCTAAACAGAGGTCAACAAGCATTAGGAAATACTAGAGCAGGAACTACTGCTTTAAACTTTATGAGCAATAACCCAGCCGGCAAGGCAATAAGTGCCGGCAGTAGATTTTTAGGTCCAGCGAGTATGGGTTTTGCTGGTTTTGAATTAGGAACTGATTTGTATCAAGGCTTACAAGATGGAACTAAAAAGTCAGGTGCTGAATTAATTGATACTTATACAAACAGAAGTGAAGGAATTGGTGGTTCAATAGGAGCCGCCGTTGGTGCATTAGGATTCATACTAGGGCCAGTAGGATTTTTAACTACATCTGTGGGGCAAATGGTTGGCGACAAAATCGGAAATATAGCCGCAATGACTGTGGAACAAATTGAAGAATTGAGAACCGATGGATCCAATATTAATCAGTACAAACAAGTTTTAACAGACAAGTTTATTGTTCCATTTGGTGCAGGAGTTGATGCGGCAGTTTCAACCAGTTCTGAAAAATTTGCCAATATACTGTTAGAAAGTATGAGTGCAGAAGACAAATATCTAGACACACAATTAAGTATTCTAGAAGAAGATTTATCAAGAGCAACATCTAAAACCGGCAGAAAAAGAATTGAAAAAGATATAGAAAAAATTAAAAACCGACAAGCAGAAAAAATTAAAAATTCTGCAGACGCATTAGGTATAGATATGGATGCTACCTATGAAGAAGGTTCAGATAAATTTATACAGCAACAAGCATTGCTGAACGCACAAAACACCAATAACGCAGATCAAGATTTGCGTACAGCGATTCTTCAAGAGCAACAAGCAAATTATCTTAGACAAATACTCGGCTATCTCAGAGATATGTAACAGCACTCCAGCCACAACAATCGTTTCGATTGACATCAATTGATAAATATAGTAATATAAAACACTATAAGAGAAATATATGAGTTGGAAAAAATATTTTACACCAGTAGATAACGCAGGATTGCCGTACGGCACTAACCCAGCACAGAATTCAGATTCTTACGGTGCATCTGCAACTAGTAGGTACAGCAGTTGGTTACCTGAAGTTTATCAAGGCTCACCAGACAGATTGATGAGATATATGCAATATGACCAAATGGATAGAGATTTGGAAGTAAATGCGGCACTAGACACTATATCAGAATTTAGTACTCAAGTAAGTGATAAAAGTAAGACACCGTTTGAGATACAATACAATGATGATCCAAGTGATAGTGAAGTTAGCATTATTAATTCCAAATTAGAGCAATGGTGTAGATTAAATCAACTCAATAGAAGAGCATTTGGAATGTTTAGAGGTACTGTGAAGTACGGTGACCAAATTTTTATAAGAGACCCAGAGACATTTAAGTTGTATTGGGTGGACCCTGCAAACGTAGAAAAAGTCGTTGTAAACGAAAGCAAAGGGAAAAAGATAGATGCTTACTTTATTAAAAATATAGACTTCCATTTAAAAGACTTAGCCGCAACTAACTATGCACCTAGTCATAACAGACCATATGGAAGTGGTGCTATATTAACAGACTATTCAAATCCTACATCAACAGCAGGGTACATACAAGGTACTGACCACGGTTCATCGAGTACTAGTATGCCTATTCCAGCAGAACACGTTGTACATTTAAGTTTAGCAGAAGGTATGGAACCTACTTGGCCCTTTGGTAGCAGTATATTAGATCCTATTTTCAAAGTATTCAAGCAAAAAGAATTATTAGAAGATTCGATTATTATATACAGAGTACACAGAGCACCAGAAAGACGTGTGTTCTTTATTGACGTAGGTAATATGCCTCCTCACAAAGCACAGCAATACTTGGAAAAAGTAAGATACGAAGTACAGCAAAAACGTATACCAAGCAAAAACAGTCAAGGCGGAAATGCTATGGACAGCAGTTATAATCCAATGAGTATGTTAGAAGATTATTTCTTTGCCACAACAGCAGAAGGCAGAGGTAGTAAAGTTGATACATTACCAGGTGGAGATAACTTAGGTGAGATTGACGACTTAAAATACTTTAATAACAAACTGTTAAGAGGTTTGAGAATACCAACCAGTTATTTGCCAACAGGCCCAGATGATGGCACCGGTACATATAATGATGGTAAAGTGGGTGTAGCATATATACAAGAATACAGATTTACAAAATACTGTCAAAGATTACAAAACACTATTATAAGAGAAATTGACAGAGAGTTTAAAAGGTATCTAAAAAACAGTGGTTTTGAAATTGATGCAGGACTGTTTAACCTTAACTTTGCAGATGCTCAGAACTTTGCTAATTACAGAGAACTAGAAATAGATACTGCAAGAGCACAAGTATTTGGACAGTTAGAAGGCTTGCCATATCTAAGCACACAATTCAAACTCAAGAAGTATTTAGGTTTAAGTGAAAAAGAAATACTAGAAAACGAAAAACTTTGGAGAGAAGAAAACGGTGAAGATTTTGTTGCTCCAGACGGAGATAACTTGCGACAAGTGGGAGTAACACCTCAGGTTGATGCAGGCTTAACTCCTGAATTAGGGCCAGAATTAGATACTGCTGGAATGCCTCAAGATCCACTAGCAGGCACAGGAGACATAAATACTACTGAGCCAGGAACAGAGCCAGGAATATAAATGAGATTAAATGAATTTTACAATCCAGACGCAGATTCGATAAATAAGTATGACTTAGATGACACTAGAAAGCCTAAGTTAAGTTTAGAGAATTTGAATAAACTTAAAAGGATAAAACTTTTTAAGAAAAGTGAAATGGAATCTCGTAAAGAGTTTGTTCAAAAGATTTACAAGAAACAAGACCCCAACGCAGGCGGAATGGGCGGCGGTCTAATTTAACATAATTTCGTTCAGAAATACCCGTTTCTGCGAAAAAACACCAAAAATAGTTCAAAAACACACTATTTAACTATAAAAACATCACATAACATTAAATACTATTAGATGTTAGTAAATCAGTACTATTCTGATTAAGTAATACTAACACAAGAACTTATTAATACGGAGAGGCTACGATGTCAGATAAAACAAAACTAGAACAAGTTTTAGAGCATCTTCTTGCCGACGAACAGGACAAAGCGAAAGAACTAGTTCACGATTTTATGGTGGAAAAAGCACGTGATGTTTATGAGAGTCTATTAGATGAAGAAGAGGCTGTAGAAGAAGAAACAGTAGAAGAAGCAGAAGAATCTGAAGAAGAGGCAGTTGAAGAGGCTGAAGAATCTGAAGAAGAGTCTGTGGAAGAAACAGTAGGCGGAGCAGAAAGCGAAGACTTACTGGACGAAATCGAACAAGAAATTGACCAAGAAGAATCAAGTATCGAAGAAGTCGATGGCGAAGACGAAATGGAAATGGAAATGGAACCTGAAATGGATGGCGAAGAGTCAGAAGAAGAAGGCGAAGAAGAAATTGAAGACAGAGTCGACGACATTGAAGACCAATTAGATGATTTGAGAGCAGAATTTGAAAAACTTATGTCAGACGATAGTGAAGCAGAAGAAGAAGTTGAAGATTCAGAAGATGAATTAGAAGCAGAACTAGGTTTCGAATCTGAAGAAAGTGAAGATTTAGCAATCGAAGAAGCAACTAAACTTCAAGATGATAAGGCTTCGTTGGTTAAGAGCAAAGAAGCACAAAGCGGCGGTAAAAGTCCTTTGAGTTCTAAGCCTAAACAAACATTTGATGCAGGAGCATCAGCAAAAGACAACGTATCACACGGTGGCGAAGAAAGTGTTAAAGGCGAAAGTGCCAAAGACCATACACCAAGTGACAACATTGGAGAAGAACCAAAAGCCGCACCAGCACCAAAAGGTGACGAAAGTGACGGTGGTAAAAGTCCTATCAGTGGATAAGACTTTTTAATAAAAAGGTAGAAAACGATGACTAGAAAACTATACGAATATTACTCCCCTGCTAAAGCAAATCTTTTAGTAGAAAGCAGTAACGATGGTAAGGATCTAGTTATGAGTGGTCTTTTTATTCAAGGTGACGTAAAGAATCAAAACGGTAGGGTTTACCCTACCACAGAGATAGCAAGAGCCGTTAAATCCATACAAGACCGTTTAAATGAAGGAGAAACTGTTTTGGGAGAGTTAGATCACCCAGAAGAGTTACAAATTAATTTAGACAGATGTAGTCATATGATTACCAGTATGGAAATGCAAGAATCAAACGGCTATGGTAAACTAAAACTCTTAGATACGCCTATGGGTAATATTGCTAAAACACTACTTACAAGTGGTGCAAAGTTAGGAGTATCTAGTAGGGGTAGCGGTAATGTAAACGAGTCCGGACGTGTGTCGGACTTTGATATAGTTACTGTAGACATCGTAGCACAACCTAGTGCCCCGGATGCCTACCCTAAGGCGATTAGAGAGAGTTTATTTAATATGCAAGGCGGTGGCGTGATACACGAACTCGCCGAAGCGGTTACACACGATAAAGGCGCACAAAAACATTTATCACGAGAAATATTAAATTTCATTCGTGAACTTAATCTGAAATAGGAGAGAGCATATGGCGACAACATTTAATGACCTATTAGAATCAAGCACATTGTCTGAAGAGGCAAGAAGCGAGATTCAATCGGCGTGGAATGCTCAACTAAGCGAAGCACGTGATGACATCACAGCAGAGTTAAGGGAAGAGTTCGCTCAAAGATTTGAACACGACAAGGCTCAAATCGTTGAAGCAATGGACACATTCATTACCGAAGCACTAGCAGAAGAAATCAAAGAATTCGCACAGGACAAACAAGCACTAGTAAGCGATAGAGTCAAATATAAAGAATCTATCGGTGCTCACGCAAAATTATTAGACAAGTTTGTAACAGAAACATTAGCAAATGAAATCAAAGAGTTAAAAGCAGACAGAGATTCGCATAAAGCAAATATCGGTAAGTTAGAAAACTTTGTAATTGAACAAGTTGCTGATGAAATTCAAGAGTTTCATAAAGACAAACAGGAGTTAGTTGAGAAAAAAGTTCAATTGATTGCTGAAGGTCGTAAGAAACTTGCAGAATCTAAAGAGCAATTCATTAAGAAAGCGGCTGGAAAAGTTGAATCTACTATTACTAAAATCATTAATAATGAAATTAGTCAATACAGAGACGACATCAAAGCGGCAAGGCAAAATGATTTTGGTAGAAGAATTTTTGAATCAGTTGCATCTGAGTATGCATCATCTTACCTCAATGAAAATTCAGAAGTGAAGAAGATTAGAGAAGAGATGGCAGGACTGCAAAATGCAGTTGAAGAAGCAAAAGTAAAATTAGAAGAATCTACTAAGCAGAATGAAGAAAACATCTCTAAGTTAAGAATTGCGGAAGATAAGTATCAACGCAACGAGACATTAAACAAATTAATGACTCCGCTTAACAAAGAGAAAAAAGAAATTATGGTTGAATTGTTAGAATCAGTTCAAACAAACAAATTAGAACAGGCTTTTAATAAGTATTTACCAAGTGTACTCAATGAGGACTCAACAGTAAGAACAGAAAAGAAGGCACTTAACGAATCAGTGAAAACTACAGAACACACTGGTAACAGGGTTGCACCTGCCAGCAATGAGCAAGAAGCAACTAACAATGACGTAGTCGCATTAGACGAAATCAGAAAACTAGCAGGACTAAACTAAGGAGAAATATAATGGCAGAAGCATTATTTGAAAGCAATTGGTCCGCAACTAAAGACGCTCTTTTAGAGGGTTTAAATGGTAGCAAGAAGACAACTATGGAAACTATTTTAGAAAATTCTAAAGTACAACTCCAAGAGGCGGCTTCTTCAGGTGCTACAATGGCGGGTAATATTGCAACATTAAACAAGGTTATGCTACCTTTAATCAGAAGGGTTTTACCTTCTTTGATTTCTAACGAATTGTTAGGGGTACAGCCAATGACCGGACCAGTAGGTCAAATTCACACATTAAGAGTTAGATACGCAGAAAGTGGCGGTGGAGCAAGTGCAGGAGACGAAGCACTTTCACCATTCAAACTAGCATCTACATACGCAGGATCACCAGACGCAACAGCGGCGGCTGAAGGTTCAGCAGGTAGAAAAATGAGTGTTCAAATCTTAAAACAAACAGTTGAAGCGAAAACTAGACGTCTAAGTGCTAGATGGACTTTTGAGAGTGCTCAAGATGCCAATTCTATGCACGGTGTTGATGTTGAAGCAGAAATTATGCAGGCACTTGCACAAGAAATCGCGGTTGAAATCGACCAAGAAATGCTTGGCAACCTCAGATCTCTAGCACCAACAGTTGATACATTAGACTTCGATGCAAGTTCAGGTAACATTACAGGAACTCCAGCATTCATCGGTGATAAACACGCCGTACTAGCAATCGGAATCAACAGAGCGGCTAACTTAATTGCGGCAAGAACAAGAAGAGGCGCAGGTAACTATGTTGTTGTTTCACCAGAAGCATTAACAATTTTACAAAGTGCGACAACTTCTACTTTTGCAAGAACAACTGAAGGATCATTTGATGCACCTTCAAACAGCAAATTAGTTGGTACACTTAACGGTACTATTAAAGTGTTTGTAGACCAATATCAAGCAGACGGTGGTTCTGTTTTAGTTGGTTATAAAGGATCAAGCGAAACAGACGCACCTGCGTTCTATTGCCCATATATTCCTTTAATGAGCACAGGACCAGTTATGGATCCAAACAGTTTTGAACCAGTAGTTTCATTTATGACAAGATACGGTTACTTAGAACTTACTAACACAGCAAGTTCATTGGGTAACGCGGCTGACTATGTCGGTGAAATTGCACTTTCAAACGTATCATTCAAATAAGAATTTAATTCAATTTTTGAATACTAAAAAGCACTCTTCGGAGTGCTTTTTTTTGACTGTAAAAAATTTGCTACAATATGATAAATACTTGTAATTAGGAGTTTCTTAAATGGCAGATAAATCAGTTTTTAATCCACAAGGGGATATAAGTTTTAATCCTCAAAATGGTACTTTCACAGTAGGTGGCAACTTAGTAGTTAGTGGAACCACAACATACTTAAACGATACAATTACACTTAATAGTGCAGACACTTATGCCATAAATGCAGACAACGATGCGGCAACAGGAACTCTAAGACTAGGAAATGCATCAAGCAACGCAGACATCAGTTACGGTGCTTCAGGAAATATTGTATTTAACAAACCAGCAGAAGGAAACTTTTATGTTGGCTCAGGTCAACAAATTATTATTAATGGTGGTGGCTCTATTGGAGGCGGTGGCTTTACAGGTAACTTATCAGGCACAGCAACAAACGCCGGAGCATTACTTAACGATAGAACTTTAACACTAACAGGCGATGTCTCAGGTAGTGTAGCATTAGGATTAAATGCAAACACATCAGCACCTAGTTTAACAGTAACATTAGCGACAACAACAGTTACATCAGGTAGTTATGGCGATGCGGCAACAATACCAAACTTTACAGTCGACACAAAAGGACGTTTAACAGCCGCTGGTGAAACAGCAGTAAGCATTACTGCTTCGCAAGTAAGTAATTTTGAAACAGCCGCTGAAGCATTGTTTAGTATAACATCTAATTCAGCAAGTGGCAATGGAGCATTAGCATACAGCAATGGTGTATTTACATTTACACCTGCAAGTGTTCCAACAGCATTAAGTCAATTGAGTGGCGACACAGACGACATAAGTGAAGGTAGTACAAACGAATACTATACAGATGCAAAAGTAAGAGCGGCTATTAGTGTTACTACAACAGGTGACGGAACTTTAGCATACACTAGTGGCACTGGTGTAATTGCATACACAGGTCCAGGTGTTAGTGATTATAGAGGTGCTGTATCAGGAGGCACAGGTATTAGTTATAACAGTGGTACTGGTGTATTCAGTGCCGATGATAGTGCTATTGTTCACGACAGTTTAAGTGGCTTTGTGGCAAATGAACACATAGACCATACTTCAGTAAGTATTACAGCCGGCACAGGTTTAACAGGTGGCGGTACTATTGCTAGTACAAGAACAATAGGTATAGATAATACAGGCGTAACTGCCGCAACTTACGGGACCAGCAATGACGTGCCACAATTTACCGTTAATGCCCAAGGACAAATTACCAGTGCTACAGACGTTGCAATAGACCACGATGCATTATTAAATTTTGTAGCAGACGAACACGTGGCTCACAGCGGAGTAACACTTACCGCAGGAGATGGATTAAGTGGTGGAGGAGATATTACTGCTTCTAGAAGTTTTGCAGTTGATTCTACCGTAATTAGAACAACAGGTAACCAAAGTATTGCAGGTACAAAAACATTTACAGGCACAGTAGATTTAAGTGGAGCAACAGTTCCAGCATTTACTGTTACAGGTAACTTAGACGTAACAGGTACATTAAACTCAGTTACGCAAACAGATTTAATAGTTGAGAACGCAGACATCACTATGAACAGTGGTAACGTTGCTCAAGATTCTCATTTAAAAGTAGATAGACCTAATCCATCAGCAGATGTTTATATTAAATGGGACGAAACAGACGACAGATGGGAGTTCACGAATGATGGATCAACAGACTATCCATTACCAAAAAACACAGATGACTTAGCAGAAGGTTCGACAAATTTTTATTATACAGAAACTAGAGCAAATTCATCTATAGATGCAAGACTGCCTAACTACACAGGCAATATGACAGGATTAAGTAGTGTAGCAGTCAGTACTGAACTGCTTCTTCCAAATGCAAACAGTTCAACAGACCGTGCTATATTCCTAAGTGGAGACCAAGTGTTTGTAGAAACTCCTGGTTCAGGTATTAGAGAATTAACGCCTACATCATCAGTAGGAGCAGTTGAAAGAGCAAACGCCGGTGTTACATATTCCTATGGTGGACTTGTTGGTGACGGCGGAGAATCCTTACTAGCAGGACAACGAGTTGTTGGATTAGATGTGTTTAATGGAATTAAACAAATGGCAGGTGGCACAGGTATTACTATTAGTTCCAACGCAACTGCTGTTAGTTTCAGTTTAAACTCAGCAACTATTGACCACGATGTACTAACAAACTTTGTGGCAAATGAACATATTGACCACAGTGGTGTTACAATAACAGCAGGTAACGGTTTAACAGGCGGAGGAACAATAGCCGCAAGTAGAACAATAGATGTAGTTGGCGGAACAGGTATTACTGTAAATGCAAACAACATAGAAGTTAACCAATCAGAAATTAAAGGACTGTTTAGTGCTACCAGTAGCGGAGACGGATCATTAAGTTACAGTAGTGGTACAGGAGCATTTACATATGCAGGCCCAGGTGTTAGTGATTATAGAGCGGCAATCAGTGCAGGCGGTGATTTGTCGTATAGTAGTGGTACTGGTGTTATTACATTCAGTGAAAGTGTTAATAGTGTAAACGGTTTAACAGGTGCAATAAGTTTAAGCACCACAAACATCACTGAAGGAACTAATTTATATTATACAACTGCTAGAGCAAATAGTGCCATTGATACAAGACTTGCTACTAAAAATACAGACAATTTAGCAGAAGGTTCAAGTAACTTATACTTTACACAGGCTAGAGCAAGATTGGCAATAAGTGCCACATCTCCTTTGGCTTATGATAACAGCACAGGTGTATTAAGTTTAACAGAAGTAGGCGACATCAGTGAAGTTGTTGCAGGATCAGGTTTAACTGGCGGAGCAACTAGTGGAAGTGCAACACTTAATGTTGTAGGTGGTTATGGTATAACTGCTAATGCAAATGATATTGAACTAGCAAACGGCGAAGTAAGAGCATTGTTTAGTGCAAGTGGTGATTTAAGTTACGATAACTCTACAGGTGTTTTCAGTTTTACAAATGACGCAGGCGACATTGAAGGTGTTACAGCAGGTGTTGGACTTAGTGGAGGAGGTACTTCAGGTACTGTTTCATTAGCACTAGACTTTAGTGAACTTACAGATATGACAGCAGATATATCTGGTACAACAGAATTTATTTTACAAAATGGTACTACAGAAAGTAGGAAAGCCGCAAATGAAATTAAACTATCTGCATTCAATAACGATGCAGGTTTTACTACAAACGTAGGTGACATTACCAGTGTAGAAGTAATAGCAGGTAATGGTCTAAGTGGAGGCGGCTCAGGTACATCAGGTGCATTTACAACCACAGTAGCATTTGACGGTGACGAACTAACAAGTGGTGTAAGCAGTAATGCAGATAAAATTGTTGTAGTAGGTAATGACGGAGTATCGAGAAAAGTAGCCGCAAACGCAATAAACATTTCAAGATGGAACAATGATGCTGGGTTTACAGATAATATAGGTGATATTACAGCCGTTGTTGCAGGTACAGGTTTAACAGGTGGTGCTACTAGTGGTAGTGCTACAATAGATATTGATACCACAACAGTTAGTGCAGGATCATATGGCGGTGCAGATGCAGTTGCAACATTTACAGTAAATGCACAAGGACAATTAACTGCCGCGGCGGCGACAGCCATAGCAATTTCCAGTAGTGCTGTTAGTGGGTTGGCAACTTCCGCAACAACAGATACAACCAATGCAAGTAACATCAGTTCAGGTACTTTAGCAAGTGCTAGACTTCCTAACTTAACAGTGGCAGACTTTGCCGGAGCGGCTATACAGACTGGCTCAGAATCATTTAGTGATAGTGATACTGTATTAATGACAGCCGCCGCAGTACAAGACAAAATACTAAGTTATGGATATACCACTAACGTTGGTGACATAACAGGTGTTACTGCCGGCAACGGTTTAACAGATGGTGGGACATCAGGAACAGTTACACTGAATGTTGGAGCAGGAAGTTATATAAACGTAAATGCAAACGATATAGCCGTAGATGCCACAACAGCCGCAACAGCAAGTAAAATAGCGGCACGTGATAGTAGTGGTGACCTGTATGCAAATTTATTCCAAGGAACAGCAACCTCGGCTCGTTATGCGGATTTGGCAGAGAATTATACAGCGGACGCAAACTATGAAGCAGGTACTGTTTTAGTAATTGGTGGCGATAAAGAAGTTACAATATCCAAAGAGCCAGGCAGTTATGCAGTAGTTGGTGTGGTAAGTACAGATCCAGCATACTTAATGAACTCAGGATTAGAAAGCGACAATGTAGTAGCAGTAGCATTACGTGGAAGAGTACCTTGCAAAGTTACAGGTAATGTAAACAAAGGCGATGTACTTGTTGCAAGTGATACTCCTGGACACGCAATGGTAGGTGCAATGGCACATAATCTAAGTCCATTACAAATTATTGGTAGAGCATTGGAAACTAAAACAGAAGCCGCTCCTGGTGT